TTCCAGTCTAAGTTATACAGATCATTAGGAGTTCCTGAGTCAAGAATTGCGGGATCTGGTGATGGATTTAATTTAGGTAGATCATCTGAGATCTTAAGAGATGAACTTAAGTTCAGTAAGTTTGTTGGTAGATTGCGTAAGCGTTTTAGTAAGATATTCTTGGATCTATTAAGATCACAATTATTATTAAAGAATATAGTTACTCCAGAAGACTGGGAGATTATGTCAGAGCATATCCAGTTTGACTTTATATACGACAATCACTTTGCAGAATTAAAAGATAAAGAATTAATGGAAGGTCGTTTAGGTTTACTTGGTATGGTAGAACCTTATGTTGGTAGATATTATTCTACAGAATATATTAGAAGAAATGTATTGCGTCAAAAGGACGCAGAAATTGTAGAGATAGATGAGCAAATTGAGGAGGAAATTGCTAACGGTGTAATACCAGATCCTAATCAACAAATGTTAGAATTTGAACAGGGTGCTATGGGAGATCCAATGGCAGAAATGGGTCAAGAAGAGGGTGCTCCTGCACCGCAACCACAGAATATGCCTAAAGAGAATGAAGGAGAGATATAAATAACTTTATCAGTATAAGATATTATGATGGAAGAACTCGTCAACATGATAGCAACAGATGCGTCTGCTGCGGATATTAGCGATCAAATCAAGGATATTCTCTACGCAAAATCTGCAGAGAGAATAGATGGTTTGCGACCATATGCTTCTAACGATCTTTTTGGTAACACAGAACCAGAAGCAGAAGCTGAGGTAGAAACTGAAGTTGAAGCACAACCAGAGGAAGAGGAAGAAACTGATGTCTAGAATTCTGTTACTCGCAGATGAAGTAAATGTACCAACAACAGCAGGTGCAGGTGTTAGTTTTACTCAAGCAACTTGTGTGCGTCTATATAATGCCAACGCTGCTGACAGAGTAATCACAGTTCAAGAAACTAGAGGCGGTACTGGAGTGGGTACATTCACACTCAAAGCAGGTACTTCTGAAATTCTAGAAAAGCAACCTGCGTACACAGTGTTTGCTAGTGGTTCAGATGTCAAAGGTGTTAAAGTAGGATTTACTGGATAACAAAATGAAACTTATCACAGAACAGATAGATGATGTAGAAGTTATCGTTGAAAATCGCAACGGTAAAAAATCTATGTTTATAGAAGGTATCTTCTTACAAGGAGATATTAAAAACCGCAATGGTCGTATGTATCCAATGGACACTCTACGCAGAGAAGTCACAAGATACAATGAAGCATTTGTGGAATCTGGTCGTGCAGTTGGTGAACTTGGTCACCCCGAAGGTCCTACAGTAAACCTCGATCGTGTCTCGCATAAAATAGTTTCACTTAGAGAAAGTGGATCTAACTATGTGGGCAAGGCAAAGATCCTATCTACTCCTATGGGTAAGATAGCACAGAACCTTATTGACGAGGGAGTCAAACTTGGTGTTTCATCTCGTGGTCTTGGCACACTAGCAACTAACAACGAAGGAGTTAAAATTGTTTCTGACGACTTTACTCTTGCTACTGCTGCTGATATCGTTGCTGATCCTTCTGCACCTGATGCTTTCGTTCAAGGTATAATGGAAGGAAAAGACTGGGTTTGGGATGGCGGTGTTGTTAGAGAACAACTTGCCAGAAAAACTTTTAAGCAAGTAAATACACTTGTAGATAACAAACAACTTGAAGAAAACAAGTTAGGACTGTTTCAACAGTTCTTATCGAATCTATAGATTTGATAAATAAATACAGATTAACTAAGATCTATTCGGAGAACATCGGAAATGGCCGCTAAGGAATTAAACGAAATGGACAATCCTGTAACAAGGGGTGCGAAAGCTGGCGATCCTATGAAGAAAGTTGACGACTCCACATCACCTGGAGCATCAGCATCTTATGAGGATCTCGGAGGACCTACACCTCAGAACTACAAGTCCACAGACAACTCTGCTGCACTAAAACCTGCATCAGTTAAAACGGTAAAAGATATCGTTAACAAAGGTGCTAAAGCAGCAATGCCAATGGACAGCATTGGTACTGAAGTGTTAAAGCAAGGTGACAACGCAGAAGCAGAAGAATCTGCTGAAGTTGTTGCGGAAAACCCTGAGACAGAAGAAACTACTGTAAACGAAGAAGAAGTAACTCTCAATGTAGAGGAAGATCTTGCTGCGTTATTCGGTGGTGAGGAACTTTCAGAAGAATTCCAAGAGAAAGCAAGGACAATTTTTGAAGCTGCAGTTAACTCAAAAGTTAACGAGATTCAAGAAGCGATGACCGAAGAGTACGAGAAAACTTTGACAGAGCATCTAGAGGGTGTTAAGTCTGAGTTGATCGAGCGTACAGACGCATACTTGGAGTATGTCTCTGACGAATGGTTAAAAGAAAATGCGATTGAAGTCGAGCATGGTCTTAAGACCGAAATGACTGAATCATTCCTTCAAGGTATGAAGGGACTTTTTGAAGATCATTATGTATCAATTCCTGATGACAAATATGATGTGCTAGAAAGCATGGTAAATAAACTTGATGATATGGAAGGCAAGCTCAATGAGCAGATAGAGAAAAACATCTCTCTCAACAAGAGACTCGGAGAATCTACAGCAGATGGTATTTTTAGTGAAGTATCCGAAGGACTTGCAGAGACACAAAAAGAGAAGTTAAGATCTCTAGCTGAAGGAATAGAGTTTGAGGGTGAAGACGCTTACCGTGAGAAGATTGTTACACTTAAGGAAGGTTACTTCCCAAGTACTAGCAAGTCTAAGGTTTCAAGCAATAAATCCGAAACCATTTCGGAAGGTATAGCAAACGAAGAGATTGTAGACAATGGTGCTGCAATGAACTCTTATCTATCTGCCCTTAACATGGGTGGCAAAAAATAATCAACCACAAATTCAATTCTAAGTACAATGTACAATGCCGAAAAAATAATGGAGAAGTGGGCTCCATTGCTAGACGCAGAAGGTGTAGATCCTATTAAGGACGCACACCGTAGAAGCGTTACAGCAGTTCTTTTAGAGAACCAAGAAAAGTTTTTAGCAGAGCAATCTGCATTTGAGAACGGAACTTCAATGCTTACAGAAGCAGCTCCTACAAACAGTGGTAACGCTGTTGGTGCTTCTGGTGCGTTCAGTGGTGGGCAAGCAGCTGCCGCTGGTCCTGTTGCAGGTTTCGATCCAGTTCTTATCAGTTTAATCCGTCGTTCAATGCCTAACCTCGTTGCATACGAGTTAGCAGGTGTTCAACCAATGAACGGACCTACTGGTTTGATCTTCGCAATGAGATCTAGATTCACTAACCAGTCTGGTGACGAAGCATTCTTCAACGAACCAGAATCAGCATTTTCTGCTAACAAGGCAGGAACCAACATTGGTCAGGCAACTCAGGGTGACTACACTCAAGGAGTTGACGATGACGGTACAGTTGGTTTCGGTTCTACTGGTACACAGAGAGGAACAAACCCTGCGATCCTTGAGAACAATGCATCTGACGCTGTTCAAGCACAGTACTCAGTTGGTCAAGGTATGGCAACTGGAGACTCTGAAGCACTTGGTGACGGAGTTAATGGTGACTTCAACGAGATGGCATTCTCCATCGAGAAAGTTACTGTTACTGCTAAGTCAAGAGCACTAAAAGCAGAGTACAGTTTGGAACTAGCACAAGACCTTAAGGCAATCCACGGATTGAACGCTGAGGCTGAGTTAGCAAACATACTTTCTTCAGAGATCCTCGCTGAAATTAACAGAGAAGTTATCAGAACTATCTACAAAACTGCTGAAGCAGGTTCACAAGTCAATGTAGCAAACAACGGTTTCTTCAACCTTGATGTTGACTCCAATGGTAGATGGTCAGTTGAGAAGTTCAAAGGACTTCTATTCAACATAGAGAGAGATGCAAACAGAATTGCACAAAGAACTCGTCGTGGAAAGGGTAACATCATCCTTACTTCCGCTGATGTTGCTTCTGCTCTAACTATGGCAGGTGTACTTGATTACACTCCTGCATTAAACGCAAACTTACAAGTTGATGACACAGGCAATACATTTGCAGGTACAATCAATGGTAAGTACAGAGTGTATATCGACCCATTCTCAGCCAATAGTGCTCAAAACCAGTACTATGTTGTAGGATACAAGGGTACATCACCTTACGACGCAGGACTATTCTATTGCCCATATGTTCCTCTACAAATGGTAAGAGCAGTTGGGGAGAACAGTTTCCAACCTAAAATTGGTTTCAAGACAAGATACGGTCTTGTATCAAACCCATTCGCAGAAGGAACTGCTCAAGGTCTTGGTAGAATTACTTCTAATAGTAACAGATACTACCAGAGAACAGTTGTTCAAAACCTTATGTAAGCGAGTTGCTTATATACTTCAAAGACACCTCGAAAGGGGTGTCTTTTTTTGTCTAAATATAAACAACCGTTAAGAAATGTTATGGATGATGACAGAGACTTACTCGCAGAATTGCAAGAGGCGATAGCACAAGGTCCTATCATCTTTACTCCTGACGATGAATTTTTAGAAAAATTAAACGATAAAAAAGAGGACTAAATAACAGTAGGAAAGAACTGTTTGAATGACTAATTCCTTTTACGACAATCAAATAAAGAATAGGAATTTTCTGTCTCCATCTGGGTTTCAGTTCAACCTTGCTAGAGCACCGAAGGTAGACTTCTTTTCCAATTCAACCAGAATACCTGGCATACAGTTGGGAAATATTGATGTAGGAAATTATCTAAAAGCGATTCCTGTACCAGGCGATCAGATACAGTTTGAAGATCTCACTCTACAATTTTTAGTAGATGAGAATATGGAAAACTTCTTAGAAATCCATAACTGGATTTACGGATTAGGTTACCCTAAGTCTGTTGATCAGTTTGGAGATTTGATTCGTGCTGCCAATGATGAGGGTATAGATAATTTAAGACAGTTTAGTGATGGAACGCTAACAGTTTTAAATAGCAACTTTGTTCCTATGTCATACATTAAATTTAAGGATCTATTTCCAATATCTTTATCTACTTTGGAATTTACTGCAAGTGAAACTGACTACTCATATTTTACAGCAACAGTTACATTCAAATATCTCATCTATGAAATCCTTGACACCAAGTTCAAGGTTAGAACATCATCCATTACAACATGAATCTTGAAACTATACAAAGTATGTGGGAAACTGACTCACAGATTGATCAATTTAAAATACATGACGAAGCAGCAAAGATCCCAATGTTACATGCAAAGTATTGGGATGTTTACAATGCTCTAAAATTATTAAAAGAGAAGGCAATAGCACAAGAGTCTAAGGTCAAACTAGACAGGCACAACTATTACACAGGAAAATCCGACCCTTCAGTGTATCAGGCCGAACCGTTTCCATATAAAGTAAGAGAGAAAGATTCAGTAAAAAGGTACATGGATGCTGATGATAAAGTACAGACCATAGTATTGAAGATAAGATATTACGATGTAATGTTAACATACTTAGAAGATATTATCAAACAAATTAATAGTAGAGGGTTTCAACTAAAAAACATTATTGATTGGCAAAAACTATCAGGATGATGTCAGACATTATTATCTCAAAAAAGAACGAAGTCTATTTAAAGATTGTATCAGAACCTCATGTTGCTCATGAGTTGTCTGACCAGTTTACATTTGATATACCTGGTGCAAAGTATATGCCACAGTATAGAAGTAGACACTGGGATGGTAAGATAAGATTATTTAATTTACAGAAAGGAGAGATATATGTTGGATTACTTGATAAGATAGTATCGTTCTGTAAGAATCATAATTACGATTATAAATTTGAAGACAGTAAGTTCTATGGCACTCCATTTGAAGTCAATGATATGATTTCTATGGAAGGTGTCAAGGATTATATGAATGCTATATCTAAGATTCCTCCAAGAACCTATCAAATTGAGGGAGTATACGATGCTCTACGACACAATAGAAGACTATTGATAAGCCCAACAGCCTCTGGCAAATCGTTGATGATTTACTCATTAGTGAGGTACTTCGCAGAGCAAAAGAAAAAGACTCTGATAGTTGTTCCAACGACATCTCTGGTAGAGCAGATGCATAAGGACTTCGTATCTTACGGTTGGGATGCTGATACATATTGTTCTAAAATTTATGCGGGTCGTGAGAAAGAAGTAGATACTCCTGTTGTCATTACCACCTGGCAATCTATCTATAAACTTCCTAAGATATACTTTGAGAAGTTTGAGGTTGTCATAGGTGACGAGGCACATCAGTTCAAGTCTGCTTCTCTCGTAAAAATTATGACTAAATTGCATCAAGCAAAGTATCGTTATGGGTTTACAGGTACATTAGATGGCACACAAACACATAAACTTGTCCTAGAAGGACTGTTCGGACCTTCATATAAGACAGTTAAGACACATGAATTGATGGAGAAGGGATATCTTGCTAAGTTAAATGCTAAAATTATACTATTAAAACACCCTATGAGTGGTAAAGTATGCTTTGATACCTATGAAGAAGAGATACAATACCTCATATCACATGAAAAAAGAAATAAGTTTATCAAAAATTTAGCGTTAGACCTTAAAGGTAACACCCTGATACTGTATAGTAGAGTAGAAACTCATGGTCAAATTATATACGATCTAATAAATACAGTTAATGATCGTAAAGTGTTCTTTATACACGGAGGAGTTGATGTTGAAGACAGAGAACAGGTTCGTGAGATAACGGAGAAAGAATCAAATGCAATCATTGTTGCCTCTTATGGTACTTTTTCTACAGGAATTAACATTAAAAACTTACATAATGTCATTTTTGCATCTCCTAGCAAAAGTAGAATACGCAATTTACAAAGTATTGGTAGGGTTCTAAGGAAAGGATCTAATAAATTTAAAGCAACTTTGTACGATATAGCAGATGATTGCAGAGTTACTCTACCAAATCTAGAGACAAAAAAGAATTACACATTGAATCATCTACTAGAAAGAATTAAAATATATAATGAAGAACACTTTAATTATGATCTTGTCAGAGTTTCATTAAAGGAGAAACAATGAAAAAAGAAGACACCTATTTTGTTTTTAAATTAGTTTCTGGAGAGGAGATAATAGCAATCACCACTATGGATGATAGTGGAGTAGAACCTTGTTTTTTTATTGCCGAACCGCTAAAAGTAGAGTTGACTCATAAAGGAACCAACACACTAGTAAGATTAGTTCCTTGGATAACTATCCCAGAAGAGGATGAAATATATCGTTTATCATTTGATAAAATTATTACATTGAAAGAACTAGAACCTGACCATGAGATGATAGCAGCATATAAACATTACAACCTAGGAAGAAAAACGACGACCGCCAACCGTGTAGATATTAGTGAAAAGATGGGTAAATTAGGAAATGTTGATACCGCTAGAGTATCTCTTGAGAAAATATTTGCTATAGATAAACCTGGAATATCAACTACAGTATGATCTTGAAACGCCCACAAGGCTATTGTACAGGTATTTTGCATAGTTGTCAAGCTATGTTATAATATACACAGAAAGGTAACTATAATGCCACGAAAAAGATCAGATCATTATGTCAATAACAAGGAATTGTTAGAAGCAATGATTGTCTATCGTAATAAATGTGCCATTGCTAAAGAAAAAGGAATCGACCCACCCGCCATCAGTAATTATCTTGGTGAGTGTTTTTTAAAAATAGCAACACACCTATCATACAAACCAAACTTTGTTAACTATATGTTCAGAGAGGATATGATAGGTGATGGTATAGAGAATTGCGTACAGTACATTCATAACTTCGATCCTAACAAGTCTAACAATCCATTTGCATACTTTACACAGATCATCTATTATGCTTTCCTCAGACGCATACAGAAGGAAAAGAAGCAACTTGAGATAAAAACCAAGATAATAGAAAGAACTGGTTACGATCAGGTCATGGTTGTTGAAGAGGGTGCAGGAGGCACGAGTTCGGACTATAATACAATTAAGGATAACATTCAGTATAAAAACACTAATAGATGAAAGCAGCGATTATTACTGATCAACACTTTGGTATGCGAAAAGGCAACCGAGTATTCCATGATTATTTTCAAAAGTTTTATGACACAGTATTCTTCCCGACCCTCGAAAAAGAAGGAATCAAAACAGTCATTGATATGGGAGATACTTTCGACAACCGTAGAACTATTGATCTCTGGAGTCTCGAATGGTCGAAGAAAAATTACTTCGATAGGTTACGAGATATGGGTATCACTGTGTATACTATCGTGGGTAATCATACTGCCTACTACAAAAACAATAACTCAATCAATTCTATTGA